GGCCCTTAACTCCTATATATTCGGGAGCCCCTCACCGTGTTAGTGATATTATGTTTATAAATCGATCTCACAGATGCGTTGTAGAAGAGGGCAGTCTGAGTCAGTCCCCAGCTTAATTCCCATCAACGTTTCAGCAGCGCATTCTAAATCGTACGAGCTGAAACCATACCTGTGTGAGTAAAAGAGGAGTACATCTGCCATAGTCGGTATGTTCGTCCCCACCGGCCAGCTTTTGTATGGGTTGAGCGGTGTGTATATCGCCTTGCCCACTGTGCCTACCTCTTTATATAGACCGATTGAAAGCGCCTTGCAGAGAGGGTCTAATTCTCCGAAGGAGGCGCACGTCGCCGCAATGCCACGTAACCAGCTCATTGAGCCTGCGTGGTTCCTTTGGGTGGTGTCATGAGCTATCTTAGCCAAAAACCTACCCACCTTTGGAAACAAGACGTATGTTGAGTTGCTGGGTCGGAATACCCCACTGCAGAACTCAACATCCATGATGTCATCACTCACTTTAACCTCCACCTCCATACCAAGCTTTGCGTAGCTAGCAATGAGGCCCACTGAACCACCGATTCTTTGTATTTCCTTTCTGGTGGTCACAGTGATACTATCATCTCCACAGATTATTGATATCCATAAACGGCCAGGGCCGTGTATGTACATTTTCATTCCTGAGTTGACAAGAGTGTCCCCAAGGCTGGTGTCCGGCCAACCCGATTGCATAGTGTAATCTACGGAGTACTTGGTACCAAGCGCTGTGCAGCCTGAGGATCTGCCACGTTTCAGCGCTTTCTGAACTCTTTTAACTAACGTTTTCCGGTATACGTGCCCTAGAAAACGAAAACTGCCCTTTGTCATGTGTTCGTCGAACCTTGATTGATCATCCTCCAGGAACGCGACCTCATCGTCTGGTTCCATTGATGCTTCAATCAATTTGATAGCTTTGCCTAATGCTTCTCCAACGTCTTCTGCCGTCATACCACAGGTGTACACGATGTGCTTACCTGATCGTAATTCGGCAAGGGTGTAATGTGTTGGGGCAAATTTCCTAGAGAAATTCTTGGCTAGCTTCCTCACATGAGGCCCAGTTGATAAGCTTAGTTCAGGTGGGCAACCCTGTATCATCCGAGGGTCCTTCCAGATGATAAGAGCGAGTTGTACGAATATTCCATTCACTACAACTCCAGGGTGCGTGGCTTTTTCCCGCTTGATGAATGAGCTTGCTGAAGAGCTCCAGTCATCTTCGGGTTTTGCGAGCAAATTTTGAAACAGCTGGCGTTTTGCAGGTGGAAACGGTTGAATCCACTCCTCGAAAGGCATACCAGATGTTACTCGCTTTATTTTTGTGAAGTGGTGCAAAACTGCGGATGTCAGTTTGCTCCATTCCTTCGAGACCTCTTTTGCTTGACCAGGGTCATGTTGTGGTAAGTGTTTGCCTACTCGTCCACGTAATGAGACCACTTCGTTTTCGTGGCACTGTCTGTAAATGGTGGGAACCCATCCCGCCACTCCCCAGTGTCTGAAACAAGCAAATTTCTCGGTGCATTCAGATGAGTGTTGGTCCATCTCAAACCCATCTTGGACCTTGACTTCTTTAAAATTCCTCTCCCCTAAACATATGTCATTTATGACGCATGCTGTTAGATCAGGCCTACCACAATATAGAGCTGTAAAGTTGTTGGCGAGGTGTAGGGTCGAATGTTTAATTAAGCCAGTAATGCCTGGAAAGAACCCATTTGCACTATGTACCATTGTGGTCCATAGAATAGAGTTTTTCTTCCGGCGCAGCGTTTTCTCAACTAGACTAAAAGCCAGACCTGCTAGCATGAAACTAGAAGCTAAGAGGATAACCTCTCTATGTTTGATCGCTCCTCTCCTTAGTCTCTGAAAGTAGGTTGGTTCGGCAGGTTTTTCACTTGCCAGAAATGGATTGTAAGACCGGAGGCAGGCTTTCTCCTCATGGAACCAGTCCTTCTGAGAATTATTTGCTGCTCGTCTCATTGTGTCCATACTAACCATTAAATGTCTTCTGGGCCACAATTTCCGTAAGTGATGAGAAATGAATCCCGCTGCTTTCCTAATCACAAGGCTCTCGCCAACGCATAGGCAAGCTTGTATTAGAAGGGCTGGTGCGTTGTTTCTTTTTGCACCAACCCCGATACTCTCCTCAACGTCTACCTCAGCTTTGAGATTTAACATCTTGGATTGTGTCTGCTTTACTAGACCTTCGAATGAGAATCCGTACTTGAACTTTTGACCAATCTGTGTCCTTTTGGTCGCATATTTTAATCTAGTGTCAAGTATAGATTGTAATTCTTCAGTGTAGATTTTCTCCACTAAAGCAGCTCCATCCACATCTGGTCGAAGTTTGTACATAGTGTCCTTTCTCAGTATGTTGAGAGCAGACATGTACGTGACCCTTTTATCGATGGGACTGTCGACGTCGATCAACAGCAACTTGTGTCTGATCTTGTCTCTTAAGTTATTGACTAGTATGTCATATTTTTCCTTATCTGTTAGGGGAGGTGGTTTAGACGGATCATTCGCTGTAGTCGTCTCTTGTTTGCCGTATGTTTGCCCTATTGACAGTTGGGCTTGGCACTCTTCTTGTTTCTCTTCCTCCTCTAACAGATGGGCAAATTTACATTTTTCGCCAAATTTACATTTCCCAGTCGATGCATAAGCGTAACATTTGCGCTTAGGTACGTCTGGTGCGTTGGGATCGTTAGCCTCCGTGGGCGCTTCCTCTACAGTGGTCTCTGCAAGCGCTTCCGCTACCGTTTTCCCTTTAAGACCTGCATGAAGTTTAGCCTGTTGCTGAACAGCTTTCGGCTGTTTCTTGGCTACTTTGTTATTCTTGCAGTCAGCCGCTTTATGACCTTTGCTCCTACACTTCCTGCAAATAGAAGCGGAGTTCCCCGTTGTCTTGGGGGCACCATTGGCGTTTGGGACGCCTGTTGGACCTTTTGTTATAACGGCCTTTCCAAACTTCTCTGTGGTAGATTTAGATGCCGTTAATATAGGACCCTTAGTTGGCCCTTTCTTCTTTTGAGGTTCCTCGGTTTTATCAGCCTTGTTAAGGTTTTGGGGGATGTCATCCATCAGGTCTTCATCCAGATCTTCCTTGCATTCCTCAGTGAACACTGGCAGTACTTCAGCAGGATGCTGTTTTACTGTGCTGCCGTCATGATTTTTGAGGCTGATATTACTAGGCCCCTCTCCAGGGTAGCCTAACGTTGAATCAAATTTAGCGATGCGCTTTTTGCGCCTTAGTTCTTTTAGCTCTTGATTCTTCGTGTGGGGTCTCACATGTTTGTGTTTCCCCTTCTGCTTTGACCCGTTGAACGTCGGACTATGTCCTCCGGGTCTTTTCCTAGAGACTTCCACACCTGATTGTCTCCATTTGTCAGCACTATCACATTCGAGTAGTGCTAGGTCCCATTCCGTCGGCTTGTGGTCGGAAATCCACTCTTTTGTTTTAAACAAAGCGGCAGTAC